CTAATTCACTAATACCATTAAGTGCATTGATTGCAAGAATCTTTGTTGCATCATACTGTAAATCTTTTTGCAATGATTCTTTAAATGCGTCTTTGGTATATGCTGATACTTCAAAGAATTTTACTTTGGCAGGATTAGAAACTTGATAGCCAAGCATACGATTTGTCCAACCTTGAATCTGACCAAGTAATGCTGAAATTGCAAATTCTGTATCAGCACGAGTCGCTGAACGGAATGCTTCAGCTCCACTGATAGTAGAAGAGTTCAAAATTTGTGCGCCACCAGAAGTATTTAAAACTTCCTTTGTTGCCTTTTGAACTTTTGTTGTGTCAGTAGACTGGTCATCAGAGAATGAAATAGTATCAAGTGGGATAGGAGTAATTGCAGCACCTACATAATCAGGTAAACTTGCAACCATCTTGTTGTAATAATCCACCGCTAAATCAATATTAACTGACCATGCATCGGGATCTGTTGCACCTGATAATGTTGGGATGGTAGCAGTTATCAATTTATAAATCTGTTGTTCATCTGCTACAGCTTGTACATCAGCTAAATTAAGCAATCCAATTAAGTCGATGAATAGTCCACTGTAAATTGGTACAATTGTTTCCCAAGATTCCATTCTTGACTTTGTACATAAAGCATATTCATCTGGCATAGGTTGCCATTTATTTTTACTATCACCACCATAAGCTTTATACATAGAACTTAATGGTTCTCCAAGGAATTCAAGAATATCCTCAAATTTTTTATAATTACTCATATCCACACTGAATGAAAAATCACCTGTGAAATATTTTCCTGAAATCCTACAATATTCAGGTGGTATTTTTAATATGAAAATACCTGTCTCGTCTATCCAGCAACAGCCATAATAAACATCTTCGATGAAGTTGTTAATTAACATAGGAAGTAAACTGTTTTGTAAATCCATCCTGTCTAAGACCTGTAATGTTTCATAATAATCTTTTAGGATTGCTTCTTTATCATTATCTTCAATGGGATTATATGTAGGAACAACATATCTTGAATTCAAATCAAACATTGTAGCGTTATACATAATCAATCTGAAATAAACCTGAGAACGATAGAAGAGATAACGTGATAATCCACGTAATTCAGATTCATAGCTGTCTATGTTCTGTAAATATCTGATGACATCATCTTTACTATAAGAACTAATAGTTGTCTGTCGAACTGTTTTGGTTACATCACGAACTTGCTTAAATGCCTGTTTGCTTTCGGCAAATTTCTGTTTTTGTGTTTCAAGCTTTTCCATATACTGCTTTCGTTCAGCAGCCGTAGGTTGTCGCTTGGTAGTAGTTGTTTTAGGAGATGTTTCTGACATCTCTTTTTTTGGTCGTGCCATTTATGTAGTAAACACCTCCTTTTCTTTGAGATTTTTTTGTTTAATTTTTATATGTGAATTTTTGTGATTTAATTAGAATCGTTTTGAAAATGAAGATGAGTGTGATGGTTGACGGATAGGGAGTTTAGATAGAAGAGTCTGAGAATCTTCAGGTTTTCTTCGTTGTCTTACCATATCTTTACTCCTTAATTCAAATAAGGCGTGTCCCATAAGAGCCATGCAATAGCTGCGGTCGTCATGTAGAATGTTTTCAAAACCAGGGGCTAAGTCATATCTAATATTTCCATTAGACGATTTATATTTGTACATATGAGTAAGTTCTTCTTTCATAGCATCTAACTGTTTTAAGCCGATTTCTTCTTCGAGAGACAGATTATAATTTGTCTCAACAACTTCACCATTCTCTTCAGATAACATAGTTAAATTACCATGATAATCATATTCAGCCGTAAAACTAATTAAATCCTGATCTATCATTTCACATAATTGTGAATACATAATCGCTTTATATTTAGAAGGTTCTCTCATACGAATAATATCTATTGCATCGGGATATCTTTTTACATAAGGTATTGCATATTCGTAATTTGCATCAATTAAACCATGATGTTCATAGTCCTTCTCTCCTTGATGTTTATCTTCATAAAAATTATCAAACAATAGATCACACATCTGGGTAGCTCCACCACCAGAACCAGCATCAATATATATACCATATATATTTTTATAATCTGGAACACCATATCCGTTATAACGAACTATAATCTCCTGTAACATTTTTACTTGTTCAGGTGTTGTAAGAGGCTTTTTTGTTTCTTTGTCAATAAGATTAATACCATTTACAACATCTAATAACCAACCTCTTTTATCGTCTTTGTGAAGTTTACCGATAAGAACAAAACTATTGTCACGCTTTTTGGCAGGATCAAAACAGATGATCATAAGAGAATTATCATCATTGATAAGCATTGGTGGTCTGACGACACTATTTCTAAGTACCTGTGATTTCTTAACTGCAATATCATCACCAAGATCTGAATCGAATTTATTCATATACTCACGGGTAGCCTTAGTTGGATTCATCTTCATTTCTGAATCAATCTTTGCTTGAGTAAGTAGTGGAACAGGATATACTTTTCCATTATAAGTAGCATGAAGAATTACTTCACAATCTATATCTGCACAGAAATAATTCTTATCACCTGCCATAGAGTGCATTGCAGCTTCTTTATATCTTTTATAGAAAACATCATCCATAGAACCTGCTGAACTTGCACATACAACTTGATTTGGGAAATTTGGTGGAAGCAATGTTACATCAACATCACCACCAAGAGCGAAGTCACTGTTCTGAGTGACGAATGGAAGAGTAGCAGCGAACATATCTTCAGATACATACGATGCTTCATCATAGAAATTAAGTCGGCTTCTTCGACCACGAGATCCATCAAAATTTGAGTTGACCGTAGCCAAACTCGATCCTGAATAAAGTTTAAAGGAGTAAGATGCTGGGTCGTGCCGAAAGCCCTCGCTATTTGAACTTTTAACAAGTTCATTTAGAAATACATCTGTCAAGCCAGTAAATGAAGCGATTTCTTTTTTTGCAATAGATTCAATCTTCTTCATCATACCTATACTTTGAGAACCTGTGCTTGATAAAATGTATCCTTCAAATTTGGGCAGTAACATTGTTTTAGCCATCAAAAATGGGCTACCTAGAGTTGTCTTACCAGCATTACGACTCATACACCAAACAACATTTGGTGTAATCCATGACATCATAAATACATATTTCTGATAGTCAAGAAATTCGATACCGAAAAATCTTTCGCAGAATTTTACTGGGTTTCTGCGCCCCCACTGAATTATTTCAGAGAATTTTTTCAAACCCTCTAACTTTAATTCAGACATATCATAATAAGTAGGTTTTTTGAAAAAAGTAAAATTCTTTGGAGTAAATTCATTTATAGAATCACCCATCAGGACAATTTTATCATCAGCCATCTTCGATTACTTGCCCTTTCTCGTCTATAAGACCTTTTTCAAATAAGAAATCTTTAAGGTCTTTATTTTCCTTTTTCAATAACCTACTAAATTCAACTGCATTATCTCTTTCTTTTTGAAGATTAAATAACAATCCTTTTTGATGAATAACTTCTTTTTCCCAATCGTTTTCATCAGGATTTAACTGTTTTAATTGGTTCTGATGATTTCTTGTCATAATATCTTCGATTGCCATATTAGTTTCATAATCGAATGTATTTACCTCAGAACCATCTAAATCCATTTCTTGTAATTCTTTTATGATACCAGTAAGAGTACCAGCACCTTTACTTTTTCTATTGTTATTATTTTCAGATATTCCGTTATCCTTTGCTAGTGCAAGGGCAGAAGATATCATTTTTTGCTTTGTTTCAGCTAAAGATTTAATTGTTGATATAACACCTGGATTACTACCAAGTTGTTTCTTGTATTGTGAAATAGTATCATTGATTGTTTTTACATCCTTAAAACTTTGCACAATTTCAATTACAGCTTCAAGCTTCAACCCGTCATCTTTTACAGACTCATCAAAATATCCAACAAGCTTAGAGTAAAGAATAGGCTGTTCTGAAATTGGTTCATTTTCAAAAGGATCATAACCTAAAAATCTAAGAACTGTTCGTTTATTCTTTTTATACATTTCAACGACATCTTCAGATAATTCGTCTTCTTTATTCTCTTGTGTAACTTCTTCATCTTTGTAAACTATTTTCTCTTTGAACATGTCGGAATCCATGTATCCCATACCAACATAATTTTTCATACTGATATTTTTAATGTATGAAGTCCAGACATTTTCTTTACCTTTTCCTGTAACCATATTTTCAGATTCTTGAATACTTGCATTCCATACAGTTTCAAGAAAAGGTTTATTAAGATAATATAATGCTTTCTGCACACTCTCTTTCGTTGGCTCATGTTCTTCGCCTCTTTCGTCAACCCGTAATGCAATTTTACGGGCACAATCACGGCAGATTCTCGAAAAACTTTTTCCACCAAGTAAAGGATCTGTATCATAATAAAATTTTGTTTCTATATCCTTATGCTTATTACACATAGGGCAGTGAGTAGTACCTGCATATTTATCAAGCTTGTACTGTAATTCTTCAACTTTTTCTCTAGCCTCAGCAGCCGTTAATTTAACTGGTTGCGTAGTGCTTTTTCTTGTAGCCAATTAACAGCCACCTCCTTTTATTCCAATAAATTAAGCACTCTCTGTAATAACAGTAAGAGTGCTTTCCAAATATTCTACATAATCGTAGTTGATATTTATTTGTAAATTGTTTTTCTTAAACCATTCGTCAAATTCCCCAATATCAATTCTATATACAAAATCTAAGAAATCATACGGAGAGAATTTGGTGTATCCATAATTATCATGAAATAGCTTATGTACATCTTTATTTATACAAGCTCCAAACCCATAAATTATATGTAAATCCTTTAATTCGTCTCTTAAATGTTGAAATTCATCTTCACTATAATCACATACTTGTTGTTTAACTTCTATACCAGTCAACTTAAAAACTTCATCAACAATATCTCTAAAAGCGGTAGTATGATGTATATTATCGAATTCTCCACCGGTAATTACACATTTATAATTACAAAATTCCATTGATTCATTGAACCAATCTTTTGTATCAGAACGAAGCTCTGTGTATGTCGGTAAGATACCGCCTCTCCAACGACCATTAAGTTCTCCATTTAAAGGATTAATATGTCGTGGATTCTTGTCACCAGCCCATTTACCTTTCATGCGCTCACTAATAGCTTTACATTGTTCAGGACTTCTTTTTCTACCTTTCCACCAGCCATCATGAGTTTTATAGTATTCGTTTTTAGTAGCTGAAATTTTATCTCTCGCCTCTTGTGAAATAATTCTTCCTTTTAATTTTTCACTACATTTTAAACTCCTTGCAATATTAGCTCTATTTTGTGTTTCATAATTTTTACCTGAAATTCCTAAAACACCTGCATGACATTCAATTGATCTTACGGTTCTATTTGGAAAGAATATATTATGTAATTCTTCACCTGTAAAATCCTTATAATGTTCATACATTATTTTATCTTCAGCTTCAGACCATTTTTCAAAAACCGTATAGTCAGGATTTAAAAATCCAGATTCTTTTTTACTACATTCTCTACATACATTTCGTAATCCATCTATACAAGCTAAATCAATTGGAAAATATAATTTATTATTAGGTAAATCACGTCCACATTTTTTACAATGACGAGTACCAGAATAAAATAAATCTTTTTCTTTATTTTGTTCAATAATTTTTAATCTCTTTTCTTTATTGATTATTGCTTGACAATTTTTGCATACCGCATTCAATCTACCAATTCTTTTATTTGCATAAGAAAAATATTCATTTGTATTTGGATATTCTGTATTACATTTAGTACATATTCTTGTTTTCGAATCAACAGTAGTACCATGTGTATATCCCATAAAAATCACCTATAACCTTTCATCCTAACCCCAAACAACAACTAAAAATAGCAGTAGAAGTGGGGAGGTTAGGTGTAAAACCCACATACACAAGAATGATCAGTTCTTATGTCTACTGCAACAATCCAACCACCTGCAATCGAAACAGTAACAATCCTCTCGTAGTTGGCTATATATTTATTCTCTTTTTAAATACAAAAAGAGATCAGTAATAATACTGATCTCTTTCAAATAATCTTTACAATATTTTTTACAAGTTGTCACGTAATTCTTTTGCTTTGTCTGCAATCCATGTTCCAGGAAAAGCGTTCATTATTTCTCCCAATAAACCATATGCAGTTGCAGAATTAGAAATTTCTCCATCTTCAATTTTTTCAATAATTTCTTCAGCAGAAGCCATATCTGTAAAATTCCACGCCATAATATTCACCTCCATATAACAATTATTGCATGTTAGATAAACAAAAGCAACATATAATTATATTGAAAGTGCAATTCACTTCACTTAACACACCTTCTACGATTTGAACATAGATCTGACGATTTTGGAGATCGTTGCTCTACCAATTAAGCTAAAGGTGTATATAACAAAAGAGCCATCTCAACACATGAAATGACTCTTTCTCATTTTATATTTGGTTACTCTTCCAAACAACCATCTTCAGATGGAGTAGTAGTCTTAATTTCATTCACGGTTATTCCAATATTATATGTCACATCCTTAATGACACGAATATTTTTATATCCATATTCTCGATCAAGCTCTTTAATTGTATTTTTCAATTCACCCAAATCATCCGTTGAGTATTCGATTAGTTCCGATGGAGAACCTTCAGTCTGAATCTGATACATTTGATAAAATTCTCTTCCAAGCACAGAGTTATATTTAATTAATATTTTATACATATATAAATTACCTCCAAAATGATAGAATTAGAAAAGCTGCCAATAGGATTTGAACCTACAACCTTGGCTTTAGAAGAACCATGCTCTATCCAATTGAGCTAAGACAGCAGAATAGAAGAGGAACGACCTCTCCTTATTATATAGATTGATAAGATCTATTGCCAATCGATTATCAGCCGACCGACAAAAGAGAATATTGAAAATTCTCTAAAAATATTATCCAGTTGCAACGCCACAACGGACTCGAACCGAAATCTTCTCTCTATAGGAGAGATGCATGATCCTTTCATGCTGGTGACCTGAATAATATATTATTTGATCATTCCTAACTCGTACTTATAGTACGTCAAATGCATGATATGTGTATGAACAACCGTTTACTTTATCATTCTCCGCATATTTTCAGTCTTCGGAACAAAGACCATTCGATAAGGTTTAATGACTCTTATCCGTCAAAATTCCAATTGTAAAAATCAGAAAAGACAATTTGCCATTTCTTACAAAACTCTGTGGACAGTTTTAATCATAATAATGGTTCTCATTAACGTAGAGAGGCACGAACATCTTCTCATTTCTGAAGGTTGAGAGTAACCGATAATCCTAGATGTCGGTAGGAAAGAAGTAGGACTTACAACACTACATGAATAACAAATGCCAAGATGTGATACTTATATATTCTCTTTTTGGTTGCCCACTTAAGGGTTCTTTTATTTGTTCTCTACATTGTCGTCACCTTTTTATATATGCCTTTCATGCCTGTTTATAAGGGCTTTATTTGGATAATACAGTGCTATCGGTCTGTTAGTCCGTCCGATTTCCACAGAGCCTTGTTGAGTTCTTATGGTTTCAGAGCATTCGGCTATAGGTATATGAGTTTGTTACCCTTAATATTATTCAATCACTTTGACATAAATCATCTTAACATGCTATGATGTAAAAAAGAAAATTTTATAAGGAGTGTATATTGGACACAATATTTGAAATATTTAAGACCATTTTTCCTGCTATTATTACTGGAATTTTTACATTCCTAGCCACTAAATATACGTATAATAAAAATATACCTTTAGACAAAATGGAGATAGCATATGATAAAATATATAATCCTATATATCATATACTATTACAAAATAATTCTAATAATATATGTACAAATCAAATCAGCTTAGATATATTTGTCATTTTAAATAAATATAATGATTATGCAGATCGATCGACACTTCACGCATTTGATTTATATCGTAAAAATAGAGATAAAGATAGTTTTATAAATTTTAAAAATAACATCAATAATAAATACATATATCTTCGCAAAAGACTTGGATATTTAGAACCTAATTTGATACAAGCGTATACATATTCTTCAAAAAATGAAAAATCTGTTTTACGATTAGTGTTAGAGTGTACTGTCGCATACATAACAATGCTCGCATATGCATTGTTGAGTGCATCAGTTCACACAGTTATAACATGGATAGCTTTTAGTTTAATATGTATCATTATAATTGAGTTATTAACTTTATTTTTTAGGAATATTTTAATTTATATCAGGAAAATTATAAAACATATAAAATCCAATAATAAATGTCGTAAAAATTGACATATTTTGACAAGAAGTGTCATATAATATATAATAGAAAGGACAAGCAGTTATTCAAACATCTTTGTTTTGGCTAGATAGAGATGGTTAGGCGGTTAAGTCACGTCAGAGTAGTGATACTCTGTTTATATAGATATCCTCATGACACAATGTAGGAAATACTTACAAAGGAGGATAATACGTGACATTTTGTGAATTACTAATTTTTACATTAGTGACTGGCATAGTAAGTGGTGTAATTGCTACATACTTAGTCAGATTGTTCGATAAACACAAAAATGACCGCCACGGCAAATAGCGATCATTTCCTTTGTGTTGATATTGTTATATTAGCCAAATAGTGTTCAATATTGGCTTAACCGTCTAACGGATAATTGCTTGTTTCTTTTGACTTGTATTGTAACACATAAAATTGTGTGGTGCAAGAGGAAATAAGACAAAGTGTTAGACAAAAGCTTCATCGGCATCCTCAGTATCCTTTAAATACCTTCTTTTTCAGCTTCCTTTTCAAGTTCTTTCTGTTTGAACTTTAAAAGTTTTAATTTGTCTCTTAATTCTGTCTTTGAGACAGGTTTAATATATGCCATTTGCGTTGTAGAACTATTTTTATGATTCGCCCACTGTGATGCAAGGTTTAAATCACCAGTATCTTCATAAATTTTGTTTATTGAAGTTTTGCGGATGCAATGACAATGTAGATCAGGTATGCCAATAATTCTTCCAAACTTTCTCATTCTATCGTGAATCATGCCTTGTGTCCAAGGAAGCCATTTGTCTTTATATTTGTGGATAAATAATGCATCACATTCAAGATGGTCGTAGCCATCGTGTCTCATAGATAACCATGTTTCAAGCATATCTCTACAAGTATCGTCAAAAGAAACTTCCACACGGTATCCTTCCTTCTCACGTATTGATTCAAATACCATATTGTCTAAGTCAAGAGAAGATACAGTAAGTTTCTCCAAAGCACCAATTCTATTGGCAGAGAAGAGTGCGATTTCAAATAATAACTGATCTTGTATTGTCCATTTATTATTCTCTGTCTTATACAAATCTGCCCTAATAGCTGCAATCTGTTCATCATTTAAAAAATAATGATTAAGAATTTGTTCCTCATTGGCTTTCTTCATTCTGTCAAGTTTACCATCAAAAGGATGATATTTAACAAATCCACGCTTCATAGACCAAATATAGAATGAACTTACAGCAGAGATTTTCATATTGATTATCTTCTTATGATTCATTAATGTTTCCTGACAGAAAAGCATATATGCTTCCATAATATCAACTGCATTTTCCATGAACTCATCAGAATATAAATCTAATTCACCATAATTTTCTCCTAACCACATGAGGAAATGCCGAAACAAACCTTTATATCTCTTATATGTAGTATCTTTTACATCACGATTTTTGATAATATTAGATTGTAAATATTTTTCATATTTCTTCCAGTTCTCTTCATAAATAAACTTTTCTTTATCAGGAGTGAAATATTTCACTCTCGTAATTTTTTCCTTTGACAATATTTCATCCTCCTTTTCTGCAATATAAAAGAAGCAAGATAGTAGTAAACTAAATTGCTTCTTACGATGCAAATTCCCATATATATCCATTTGTACTTTTCCGATTCCCATTGCATACTGCCGAAATATTTCTATAATCTATTCCAGTTTCTCTCCAAGCATCAGAAATTGAAGGATATTCATTAACATATTTTCTATCCATAGTATATTGAATAACTTTTTTCTTCGTTTTAATATTGTTTTCTATTTTGAATTTATTGAAATCATCGCCTTTAAATCTCCATACATATCCAAATGAAGTTTTATGATCACCTAAACACACAGCAGAAATATTACCAAACGCAATACCAGTTGCTTCCGATGCATCCATAATAGAATCATACTCGGCAATTATTTCACCCTTTTTATTAAATTGTGTTACGGGTTTCTTTGCTCGTTTTGTAGCCTGAAGTAATCCATCATTAATTCCACCACGTTGTTTCCAATATTCACGCATCTTGTTACAACTTTCTTCGGTTCTAGTTTTATTTTTATTTCCACCAGAATCTTTATTGTAACCATATTTCTTGTCTGTTGTTTTATATCGATCAATATAATAGATTTCTTTCTCATCTAATTCATCTTTTTTGCAATAACAAATTATAGATATGCTAAAATTATTTTCGCCATACTTATTCCATGCTTGTTGTAAATGGTCGTTAAAATGCACCCCATTTTTTAATTCATATAAATGTTTTGAAATTCTCTTTTTTAAATTCACACTTTGACCTATATATTTTTTATGATCAATTAAATTTTCAATACAATAAATTCCACTTTTATTCATAATTTTACCTACTTCCTACCTACTTTTCTGCAATAAAAAAGGAATAGGATGGAGGCGTAGGTGTACCTCACTCAAATCGGTTTGCAACTCCGATTTGTCCCATTCCATAAATCCCACAATCAGCTATGACACCGATCATGAGTACACATATTTATTCTCTGTTTCCATCCACAGAAACATAGAAAATTGACTTTAATAGGATTCGAACCTATATCCATTCCGTCAGTGGCTTTCACACTGGTGTCTGCGGTTTTACCTTGGATGCTTTAACCATTAAGCTATAAAGTCATACAAAAAGAGTGTGCAGCGTACACCACACACTCCCATATTTCTTATTAGTTAATACCAAAATGATTCATCTAATTTATCCAGATAACATGCATAGTTCATTAACCGCTTGTAAATCTCTGGAAATGCGTCTACTATATCAAGCCAATCATTTAATGAATCATAAGTCTTCTGAATTTCTTTTGTCTTCTTCTCGAACTCTGCCTGAGACACCTGCTTGCCATTGATAGAATAGTAATCTTTATCAATTTCCTTGCAATCACAGTGGTCACAGTCACCATCACAATTATCATCACCAATACTGACTTCATATACTACCTTAGACTGGATATTTGAAATAATTTTTGAATTACAATTATCCATTACATAACAAACTACTCCTGTAGCATATAAGTATCCATTTTCACGTTTAGCAGGTTCACACCAAATACCTTCATGATCTAAAGCAATAAGATACTCATTATTGTAATTATCATGATCTGGTCGAGTGAAATCTGAAATATGAGCCAGATCGTGACCATTCTCTACTAACTCAGCAATAATATTCTTCGCATCTTCATACTTTGCAATAATTTCTACACAATCCAATGTTTTGTCCATATTAGAGTCAAAATATGTATTTTCAATATCTACAACTAATTCCGTATAGTCTGCAAAGTTTCTTTCAACAATATCTGCTTTTATGTTAATCACGTCCCCTCAAATTAAGCATTCTTGACTGCATTTTTAAACCCTGTTAATGCATGAAATTTTGGACTCTTAGAAGCTGCAATCTCAAGTGCCTCGCCTGTTTTTGGGTTTCTGCCCATACGTGCAGCTCTTTCAACAACCTCGAAATTACCGAAACCTGCAAGAGATACCTTCTCACCTGATGCTACTGTATTAACAATTGTCTCAAGAACTATATCTACAAGAACTGCAACATCCTTCTGTGTTGCTCCATCAATCTGTCCTGCTACATTTTTTACTAACTCTGTCTTATTCATATTCTTTTAATTCCTTTCATTCACAATTATTTTTTATTTTTCAATTAAAAAGAGGGTAGCGTCCATATAAGGTACACTCCCTCAAAGTGGCTTCGTCAGCCAAAAACCGAAGTTATTCCCATTTATTAATCGCCTGTTGGGTTCAGGTCTGTTTACATCATAGCAGTGACTCTACGATGTTTATGTGAACCGGACTACTCAAAAGTAGAAGAGTAGCCCTATTTCATAGTCACTTATCATATTAAAAACTATGTATCTCCGTACATAGTCTACTTTGTCGTAAAATAATTAATCAATTTAATTGAATATCATACAAGCAAATCAATCCATTTTCTCCAATAACAGAAACTGTTTGCTCTGGCTTATTTACTTTACGAATTGATACCGCATAATTGTCTGAACCTGAACAACATCCTGACTCAATAACTTTTGTATCATAAACAGTAGTCAATCCATTAGTGTGTCTATGTCCTAGTAGCACAATGTTTGGCTTTATATTGAACATCATCGTGAAATTCTGTACAACATTACTTGGTGAATCCTTGTGTCCATGAGCAGCAAACACATTATTTCCACGGATATTAAACATTGCTATTTCAGGTTCAACTGTATTATCACAAATTGTAATATTTTCAACATTCTGCATTCTTGCCTTTAAATAGAAAGGTAAGAGTACATCCATGTTTTCACCATCTAAAGCTTCTTCTTTTTTAGGAGAGATCCTAGAGTGATTACCAGGCGTTGTATATACATAGATATGACTGAAGTGATTCGCCATTCTTGATAGCATAGCAGAAATCAATTCTGAAACATATTTAAACTGTTCCATTAAGTCCATATTATTCTGCAAGCGAAGGTTATTATGAATAATTCCACTAAGAATTTCTCCAATTACAAGGTAACAATTTTCTGAACCATGTTGTCCGCGGATATCTAAGATGTCAGAAGTGAACTTTTCGATTCTTTGTTTTAAAATGTCTTCATTAAAATCATTTTTCCAATTATGTATCTCAATACCTGTATGAATATCAGTTAAATGAACCAGAAGATCCGTTGAACTATTAAATAATGTATAATGTACTGGGATATTCATAGGTTCAATATTTTCACAAATAATTCGTTTTACCATATCTACATAAGATTCTTTACGAGCTTCCTGTCTAATGAGTCGATTGTATTCAACTCTTGCATCAGAAAGCTTAATCTTTTCCTTACGCATTTTAATTAACTCAGAATTATCTGAATTATTTTCTGTTTCTACTGGTTCATTAACCCATCCAGCGTCAATATACTCATATAATAATTTACTACCTTTGCGTACTGTATCTCTGTGCTCTAAATCACCATTAAATTCAGAACGAAAGTCAGCAACATCTTGCCACTCTAAATTTTCGTCTGTTCTTTTTCTCTTGAGTAAGTCTAATTGTTCTCTAAGAAATTCATTCTTCTCGATGTCGTCCACCGCCTTACTCTTCAGAACCTTCCTCTACAGGAAGTTCAAATGTGATCTTGAAACCAATTGACTCAAATGGAATTGCATCAATTACCTGCTGAAATAAATCTTCACCAGTTTCCACATCTACAAATCTTAAATCCTTTACAGAAATATTGTCTAATTTAATTGTTTTCTTAGGAGCAGTAATTTTCTCCTCTGATTCAGTAATTTTAACCATTATTCCTTTTTCTCCTTATCAACTAAAATAGGAGAGCAATGTGCTCTCCTTAAAATCCTATTTTATTTTTATGATCTTCTTCTCCATTTTCGTCATCTAAATATTCTTCATTTGACGGTGCTTCAAACCCAATGCAGTGTGTGTCTATTGGTTCTAATGCGAATTGAAGATCCTGTATTTCATTATTCAATTTTAAGACCTTTTTACTTAATTCTCTTTGGGAATTTCCAAAGCAGTTTGTATTAATTCAGTAATCGAATCTATAATTGGCAATAAACATATACCAGTAAGAAAACCAAAAATATATTTCTTCATAGGCGATCACCTTACATTTCGTTAAATTTTATTTATCACTATCTATAGCGGTATAATCATATCTTTCTCAGAACACTTTACCTTATAACACTTATCATTCTTGGATATTTCTTCTCGTAAATGCTCTTTTAAACAATTTTTTGCTTCTGTAGATCCATGTACCAAAACAAGCTGATTTGTATTCAAGTTACTACCAAATTGTAATAAGTCATCAAAATTGGCATGGGAACTGAACGTGCTCATCGTTATACAATCTGCTTTATTAGGTACAGGAACTTTATTTATATTGATTGTTTTATGGGTTTTACCGTTTTTAATTCGGTACGACAAATAAGAATCATCTGTTCCTACAAATCCAGAGAAACAAATCATAGAATTGACATCACGTAAATACTTATCAAGATAAGATAATATCCTCCCATTCGTGCAAAAACCACTACTTGAAATTACAATTTTAGGTATAGAGTTATTTACCCATGCCTTCGATTCTAACTTTTCACGCACATATTTTACATTTTTCCAATTATACACTTTTGTCCATAACTCATGAAAATCTGAGTCAAGAACATCTTCATAAGCCTGACATATATCACAAGTCAGCATTGAATCAACAACTATGTCTGTTTTAAAATCTTCATTTTCTCCAAATAGGAGATATAGTGTTGTCAATAATTCCTGAGATCGTGCAAATGAAAATGCTGGAAGAATAATAGAACCTTGTCTTTCTAGTACAGTTTCTATAGCAACTCGCAAATGTTCAACATCGAATTCACGAGTTTTCTTTATAGTTCTAGTATTCAAACCGTAAGTTGACTCCATGATTGATATATCAGAAAAGGTAGCTGGGATTTCTGTATTTTCAACATAATGATTTTTAGTATTTAACGCTCCAATGTCAGAAGTATATAGAATTTTCTTTGTTTTTATTCCATCATTTAAAATAAGCTGTAGCTGTGCAGCTCCTACACAGTGAGAATTTTTAAACCATTGAAAACTAACCACATCATCTAATTTGTAAACATGATTATACTCATTACATACATTAATATAGTCCAGTGTTTTATACACGTCTTCTTCAGTATATAGCGGTTCGTATTCTCTATTATATCTTTTTGATAAAACTCGTGCCTCATCATTTACAATAAAAGCACAATTAAGTAATAAATATTTCGACATAACCGAAGATGGATATGTCATAATTATTTTTCCATGAAATCCTTCTTTAATAAGACGGGGTAATAATCCTATATGATCAATGTGCGAATGTCCAACAAACACGTAATCCAGTTCATCAGACTTGAATTTGAATTTTTCTGAATTTGCTTTATAAGCTGCCAAATATGAATTATCCTGTAATAAGCCACATTCAAGTAAAATTTGTTTATTTGCAAATCTTATATAAATCATTGATCCAGTAACATCTTTTGCATTATTACCACAAAATAAGATTCCATCATCTTTTAGTTTCGCTTTTCTTGCGATTGTAAAAACCACCTTTCTGTTTTAGTTTCATCCACAAGTGAAGAAAAGTGGAAGAGTAGCGTGACTCTGACTCGAACAGACCCTCTAGTTTATGAGACTAGTGTGCACCTTTACACCTTACCGCAAATTGGAAATGTAAGACTCGAACTTACGACCTCATGATCCCAAATCATGCGTTCTACCAAACTGAACTAATTCCCAAAATAAAATCCCGTATACAAAACACGAGATTTACATATATGAGCTGAGATATTGACTCATTACACTACCATCTATTGCGGTTGGACGCAACTTATCACACTGCCGATTAGACAGTAGGTAGTAACAACACTGGTTTTGACATAACCAGCAAACTCTTACTATGAAGTGTTATAGATTTTCTTTTATCACATCGTCTCTTGCGGAGTTCTCAGATTGCAGTCTGATACGGTTGCAACTACTTGTACTTTCTCACATAACACCTTGCGAGTGTCATATGTGTCCATATTACAGGACAATAAGTTGTTTTTCTCTCCATAGTCATACACACTTTTGCTTGTTGAGTAATTTTTCTTCTATTATTTATTTGAGGAAGATTTAGTTTACTATTGCATTAATCCAAACTCAGTATGTATGTATTATTTGGGTGACGAGGTGTACATTTGACCATCAGTACCTTTTGAGTACCGCCCAATCATCGCCATCCTGCTCAACTTGCGATCGCCTTGCTTTGTATTAAGATTCCTATCTTTCGATTTAAGAAAACTACCTACAATCTAATTAGCAGTTATACTTGCGGTATTCCCACCAATTATACACGGATTATCCCCACATTTCTGTGTTAATACAGTGCCTGTCCCAAGACACCTACCTAACCAGATTCGCCAGCAGTCGCCCTTGAACGTAAGGTTAGGTATAAATCCTATGTGTTTTCTGTTGTACTGCATTTCTACAGTCGCAGTCTTAGTACATTTCTAAGAACCACTTTATACGTGTCACCACGCTTATCTCACTGATCCGAAACCAACCAGTCCTATATAATAGGATAGCTCCCCAACCAAGGCTCGAACTTGGAACTTCATGATTAACAGTCATGCGCTCTACCATTGAGCTATTGGGGAAGAGATAGCAGTAGTCGTGCCTTCAGAAAGAAAGTACAACTACCGCCAAAGAAATCATGATATGTTTTATTCTGCTTGAAAACGCCTCGAATCGTTCCCCCATAGGTTTGATTCCTATATATCTTCCACAGAATGTATATGGTACAGTTTCGCTTGCTGTACTTAACTGGTTTGGCGCACCATATACAAGTTTTTCACATAGCGTCACAGCAATGATTTATAGCTATGTGTTAGACGAAATATTATAATGTCTCTCGACAATTATATATTCTCTGTTTGATCAGCTAAGAAAAGCTGATTTCATTGTTTTAGCCTTTCGGCACAGCCCTCAATCAAGAGGGCTTCTATTTTGTAGTAAAACGATCGTTGCATATTTTTATTCCGCATTTGCATATTAGCGGAGAGGATAGTTGTGTTGGTATTGTACTAAAGCACACGCAAATTTACACTGTTATACATAGATAAAGTTTCATTGCCCACTTTCTCCTCATAAGGTTGGATTTGCTCAAGTCCTGAAACCGTTGATTTTACTTGATTTTAACTCCTATAAAACAATTAAGTCTGCACAAAAAACCGTACATTTTAACAATTTTTTGAAAAACATTTTAGCAAATTTGTTGTGTTTACATTATATAAAACCTTTAATAACAACGATTTGTTCTTATTAAGAACTGAAGATATTGATTTTTTGTTACGAATTGAACCAGGAAGTATTTTAAAAGAACGATCAATCATCCAAGAAAATAATCCAAGATAATTCTTTGATATTTTAATAGCTTGAATTTCAGCAATCATATCATCAAAATCTTTTCTTAGAAGTAAATAATCATCATTTTCTGCATTATCATTTATTTCATATAGTTTTAAAGAGTATTTAGATATGATTTCTTCAACCTTTCTACAAGTACGAATATTGTTACCCATTTCGTATTTAATAAAAAAATGCGACATTGGAAGAGTTGAGTCTTTATGATGAAATTCTGATAAGTCTAAATCATATAAATAATTCATAGGACATTTCAAACCTTCGTTTACATTTTTATCATTAAATCCTCGCTTAATTAATTTCCAAAACGAAGGATAAAGATTTGTTTTAATATCCATATCATCTTTTATTCTTTTAATCTCACCGGTTAAATCAATGTCAAACCTTCTTTTTGCATTATCAATAGCCACCTGTGCCAAAACACTCAATATACATACATAGTCAATATATTTTGTATCATCAAAATTACAAGCATATGTTTGAGCTATTTGAGCTAAATTGCTTGATTCACCAATGTCTAACTGAGATTTTGCTAAATTATTATCAATTCCAGCATAATCGTCCATTGACTTACCGTATATATTTTTCTCTTTTGGAATATTATTTTTGATTGTAGGATAATTTTGATAACAATTTCTAGCATGTTCTACAATATCTGCCTGGTTTGTTGTATATCCACTATCTGAATCTTGATCTGCATCTGTTATATCCAAGGCTCTTTATCCTTGGCTTCTCCGATTTTCGTCGAAGTGTCGGACTATATCTTTACCCTCATCTGTATGTTAGGGCAATCGGCACTCGTGGGTGGATTATTGTTCACCTGCTCACCACCTAGTCTCTAAACCTTACTATCTACTTTTATGGATTTCGATAGTCTTGGTAATTGATTGGCATATATGTGAATAGTTTATAACTCTGTAAAAGAAAAATACATTTATATATATTCTCTTTTATACTTTAATTTATTTACATACTTAGCGTCCCAATTTTCACCGATTGTTTTAAGAACTACATTTCTGTAGAACTGAGCCATTATATTAACCCATTATTTCTATCTTGAAAATCTGTACCATTCATATTTACTGCAATGCACTGTTTTCCAAGGTTAAAATATTTTTCAAGATTTTTATGATATATATTATGAAGATATGTAAGATTGTTTTTGCTATTAAAAGGACTTCTAAAGAAAGCAAGATAGTCACCACTGTTAAATCTTTCAGTATAACATTGAATTGTATCATTTTCAGCAAAAAATGTGTCATCATTATCAACATCAGATTCATTTCCTGTAGCAGCATATAAAAGCATTGCATATGGAGAGCCAACAATAACAAGATTTTCAGCATTTTGAATAATACGACCACTTTTCATGTTCAAAACATATGTTTTTATAATGTATTCTTTTCTTCTTCTAAAGTATGAACTTCTTACAAAATCTGGATTTTGATTACACAAAGCAATTAAAACTTCATAATCATTTGAAAAATTTTTATTCTTTTCAAGATATTTCAGAAACTCAGAATTGTCCTGTTTGAGTTTATTAATATACTCAACACTTTCTTTTACAACATTTGGCATTATTTCTTCATCAAGAGAATTCACCATTTGATAACTCATTCTCTGAACTTCACCAAGTTTACTTTCATGTGCTGTCTTCACAATGCCAAACATACAACCATTCTCATAAACTCTGTCACACCAATATTCATACGACTTATCAAATTTCAACCATTTCATAGCATTGTCAGTTGTGATCAACTCAATATCCTTGACAAAATGCTCCACTCCAAACATATCTTTTACAATGGCAGAGTAGTAGTTTTCTCCAAAATAATCTCTGAAAAACTGTTGAATATTTGTACTGAACGCTGCCATTTTACAAAAATGATGTCTTAATAGGATATATCCATTCCCCCAAGTTGGGAAAATACTAGAATCAATTAGAGCCTGTCCATCAAACATTGTATTCTTCAATTCATAATTATCAATATGTTTTGCGTAACAGTGTTTGTTTTCATCAGTCTCAATACTGACAACCTTAGTAAAAAACGACCTGTCAACATCTTTTAATATTAAAATATTCTTGGGATTAATTTTGACTTTACCAACAATGGCACTTGATATAAGTGGGGCATATGCACTGATTTCGACTGTAGGAGAATTCCTTTTCGGAAGCCGAATGCCCATATACAAGAATTTAATTGCTTTTTTATAAAGACGATCACATATAAACATACATGATCCTTTTTTCGCTTTTCCTGTACTTCTATAAAGCATTTTATAATGAATAATTTCTCGTTTTATAATATCACCATTTTTCTTTCTAGTGATATATTCAACATTCACACCATCATTGTAAAATAACTTTCTGATTTCTTCCTTGGTATGTTTATGGTAACGATCTTTATTTTGATTTGCTTCTTGAAATAATTGTGCAAGTTTTTTGCGCTTGTTTCTTTTCTTTTGAATTTGGCTTTTGTACCCATATGATTTTGCTAATTTGTATTCAGTTCTAGCATTTTTGGCAACTTTTTGTAAATGTGCAATTTCTTCTTCATATGAACGAGAACCAAAGTTAAATTCTAAACAAATTATATCTCGTGTAGATTCTTCCTTCCATACTTTTAATCCGTTTTCTTTTAAAAAGTCACTAAAAAGGCTATTTGTAAACATTGCATCTTTATACTCATAATGATCTCTGACACCATTGTTATACTCATAAAGAGTGCTTGCTTCAATGTTTTTAATTTTGATTCCAAATTCACTCATGTATATTATATCACCACCTGTTTATTCATTTAAAATTCCTCCTTGCATTCATCATTTATCGGATTATTCTCTTCATAACACACTTGCAAAGATTCACAACCAGTACAATCAACCATATTACTCATCGGACACTCTGATAGTGGAAGAGTCGCTGCCATATTATACAAATCTTCGCTATTATATTTATTCTCCATAATCGTCCTCCGTCATTTCATAAATCCTGTAGCCTAGAAAAATAGCCATATCTTCAGTTCTATCAAAACAGTCTACATGGGCAGATTGTCCAACATCATTTCGCACATATTTGTCTCCAATGCAAATTTCTTCGCCACATTCGGCACATATAACATTACTTTTATATTCTTTATAATTAGGGCATCCTGGAATATGATGAAGTTGTCCGCAATACTCACATGTACAGTTCATAATATTCATTTATTTAATTCCTCTCTAGTAACAATTTCCAAACCTCGATCGAAGCATTTTTGTTCAAGATCATAGCGATCCATATAATATTTGAATGAATCGTGATCATTTAATTTCGATACTTCCTGTAATATATCATTACGGATAGAAGAGGAATCTGAATCAAATTCGACATCTTTATATTTTTCCATGAGATCAAGCAGGTCTATGTTGTTTTCTTTTAAATATAATGTAGTCATATATTTTTCTGTCTCTTTATTCCATTTAGCAATAGCAATCACTGAATAATTCCTATTATGTAAGTCAATTTTTATGCAAATTGTTCCCATATTTTCGTATCTAAGCATTTTTAATACCTCTCTTATATGTATATTGATCGTAAACTTTCCCTAAACGGCATGATTGATTGAATCGCATATCTGATTCAATTCTCGCCGCAATATTATGGAAAGTAGCGTTAGTAGTGTCAAAATCTGATTCGTAGATCAGCCCTCTATATTCTGATGGATCTACATAAATTTTTGGTGTAATATAATTCATATGTTTTTTTGTTTCCTTTCTCTGTTAAATATTTTTTCATTCGCATCCATTCGCATCGCTCCTTTTATAGTGTTGCGTTAATTTGTTACATATATATATTCTCTTATTTACAATTCGTTTTCTAATAACTTAATAATCTTAGTTTTTACGTTATCAGAAAATAAACAATTTTTATCAGACTCTAATAAATCTAATACTGTTTGATATGAAATATTGGATGATTTTAATGTGTTAATATAATGTTCTTTGTTCTTGAACCATTTTGTGCCAATTTTATATAATTGATTTGAATCACCTATTTCATTTGTTCCTGTAATTTTTACCATTCTTCCCATACTTTTATTCTCCTTTCATTTTTGTTAAATATCTTATTTCACCAGGCACGTCATCCTTGTTATATATTCTCTTTCCATAAATTCTTTCTAATTCGATTAAAACAGAATCACCTTCTAATTCCATTGGATCAAGAGCATATACATTTCTTGTAGGAACAAACACACCTTCTTCTTTTTTATTCTCCACAAACATATCTCTTCTTATATAAATTAGTTTATAGGATTCTAAAACAGATAATCCGTTTTCAACTGTTGAGATAGAGGTATCTAATCCTTTGGCAATTTGAGATTTAGATGGAAAAGAAATCTTAGCAGGTGCAATATCTCCTGGATAATTCATGATAAATTGCTTTATATAGAGATAAATGCCCAATAGAATAGATTTATTAATTTTAGATGAGAGAGAACAGATTTTTTCATATTCAGAAATAGTAATCTGTACAAAACTGTCCTCTGTAAAAAAAACATTACGTTCATAAGATAATTGAAGATAAAATAAATCATTTGGTTTAACAACAAAAATGTCTGTATTACAGCTTGCATAACCTTTGTTTATTAGTTCTGTTTTAATAATTTCTCGAAAATCAGAGTATATGGATTTATTATTTGTTTTTGTAGAATATCCAATTTCTTGTAGCAAATCATTAAGTGTGAGAGTAACTTGTCCAAATGTTTGTACATGTTTCCTTAGATATAATATGATGAGATAGTATTTTAAACCTGAAATACCTTTGTGATTTTTGATTTCTTTTTTTGAAAATCCAACTGATGTTATTTTTTTATCTTTTTCGGATAGATAAATATAGTTGTCGATTTTAATCGCTCCTTTCGTTAAAAAATTCTGTGTGAAAATTTTCCCAAAGATTTAACACTACCTATTAAGTTTGTGTGAAAATTTTCCCAAAGGGGTACTTAATTCTGTGTGAAAATTTTCCCAAAAAGTAGGTATATAGTATAAAAGCATAAAGAGTTATATAAAAAAGCATAAATATATAAAAAAGTATAATAACTTCGTAAATGGTCTAACGCCCATTTACTCCGTAAAAATTTGATTGATTGTTATTGGTTGATAATTTTCATTTGGGTGCATATGAGATGTACCTATATGATTATTTTTCATTAATTTTCTCTCTGATTAAGATTCACATATTTATCACTAAATTCAGTATTGAAGACTGGCAATCTATCATGGTACTGTTCATATATTTCTTTACCAGACATGTGAGTTGTATATTTCCATCCATTAGGTAACTGCTTATGAATAGTTTTTTCTTCTACAATACTTTTCTCTTTGCTAAATCTATCACCTATTTTTCCACAAATAGAACAGTAGCTACTTAATTCTGTATGAAGATTATTCTTTCCCATAAAAGAAAACTTATATCTTATAATACATTCCTCATATTGATGCTTGTGGTTTGATTTCTTCTCAATCTTAGAAATATTGCTTCCTGTATTCTTCTTGTACTTTGATATTTCTTGATCAAAATTGTTCATAATTATTCCTTTCGATGATAAATTGGTTGTATAACAGATTTTTATTTGGTATTAAAATCTTGTTGTGAATTCAGTAATTTCCTATGGATAGGATAGTGATTAGATTATAATAATTGGATTATCTTCATCTGGTAATGGTAAATTAAATGTACTAGGTTTTATCATTTGTATTAGAGTGATACATCTGTAGTACATTATTTCTGTTGTTGATTTTAATTTACGGCTATTCTCTTTGTAAGATTCTAACACTGTTGGTTGAAAGAGATACATTGCTAATGATGAATCTCTTTTGATTGCTTCTAATACTGTTGGTTTTATGTATACCTTAAATATAAATTCTATTGGAAGTAATGAAACTTGAATATTTCCTCTTCTGTAACATGAATTGTAATATGAACTAAGTGCGTCTAATTTTGTTTCATGTTTAGATTTATCATAGTATCCTTTGCAAATTAGAATTATATCTGTCATTGTTTTATTATCCATTTTTATGTCCTCCTTAATAATTGATAGTTATTTATTCTCTATTTCTACACATCTATTAATATAATTATTGTAACCTGCCTGAAGAATTGCTTCGGTTTCTTCTATGATTTGATAAAAGAAACTTGGCTTCTCGTAATAAATTCCTTTTTCTTTATCTATAGGAACATGATCTATTTTAGTCTTTGAGTTTTCTTTTATTAAATGATAGATTGTCATATCTTCATCAGTAACTACACCTTCAATATATCTTCTAGTAAGCCTGTTTATAATATGATCACTGTGGGTTTCAACTATTGTTATCTGTGATCGGTTCATTAATTCAATTATTTTGTCGGCTATCTCTAATTGTAGAATAGGATGTAATGCACATTCTGGCTGCTCTAATATAACTACACTATTGATCATAATATTATGTTCTATATCTGCCAAAGCAATAGAGCATTCTTTCCATTTAAAATATTGTGCTGAAGAGTATTGTGGTCGACATTGTTGTAGAATTGTTGTTTTACCAGTATTGTTACAACCAGTTAATACTGTCAATGGTGTTAAATTTAATGTTTGTGTTTCAAAATATGTAGGTAACTGTGTTTTAAATGTTGACATAGTATTATGTTCCTTTCTGTTGATTAATCTTTCTTATTTTTATTCTCTGTTTGTGTTGACAGATATTTAGTAATTGATATGGTCTATCCTAAAATTATTTTCTTGCTACGCTGCGAAAATACCGTCCCTTATCAAAGGGACTATTTTTATGCTGGCGTATACCATTACATTCTTTATATGGCGTTATGGGAACTAAATCGATCATTTTGAAGGTAAATTTTTATTTTTATATCTTTGTTGATAGATTGGTAGGGTAGAAGATAAAATCGATTTTTGTGTCGATTTGATATGAATTAGTCAAGTAATTATATTTGAAATAAAAATAAGACAGTGCAATTACTGTCTTAATAGTTTTGTGTGTAGTTTTATGGTAGCCCCCTATATGGGGATTATATGATTTGGAATTTTACTGGGAAAATCGTTATCGGTGAAAGTGCTTATAAATAAGGAAGATTTTGAATTTGTGGGTGGATTTTTGGTGAGATAGGAGTTTGATTTTGGGTTGTGAAGTGGCTGAAATGCTTGATTTTAATGGGTTTTGACGATATTGGGTACGATATGGGATTGAAGTGGGAAGATTTGGAGTTTTGGTTGATTTTTAAGGGGGGTTTAGAAGTTAAAATCTGAAGTGAGTATGTGAATGAATCTGCTATATGGATTTCAAGAAAGACAAGCTGCCATTCTAGTTTTTGCTACCCCCATACCATTGAAAAGACGGTATTTCTATATTTTTCCGTGATCGAACAAATGTTTCATAAAATCATTCTGGATTCTCAGAGCAAAACATATTCGAATAAATGTTTATATTTTATCTATGGTTTGTTATCGTTTTAATATAAGTTTATATTATATCATCGAGTCCACATATAAGAATAATTTATATTACATAAACCTATTAGTAAATATACACAATAACTCACATCAAAACCACACTAAAACTATACAATTTTAACAATTCAATAAAAACTATGAAAAAAGGGTTGCAAAACTCTCATAAAAGAGTATAATACAAGTAAAGCAACGGATAAAAGGTTGCTAATGGGATATTGGAACAAAAAGTTTAGTCCACTAAACAAAATTAAAAAAGTTTAGCGACTAAACAAAACAATTAAAAAAAATAAGAAGGAGGTACTTAATTATGAGTACAGCAAAAAACACATCAAACCAGGAAGTAAAAAACAATAGTATCATTAATGTAACTGTTAACGGTATGACCGCCAACGACACTATAAACAATGTAAAATTACGGCTGGAATCAGTTGAAAAGTCTGCCTTCAATATTGCTTTATTGTGTGCATATGGTACGGGTGTCACCATTCCAGAATATACCGACAATAAAGGTAATGTGCATGGAGAGGCGACTTGTGATAAACCTATTAAACAGAATGATTATATCAAGTTAGTAGGAAGAAGTAAAGCAACTTTAAGTCGTTGGGTTAAGGCTATGAACCTCATTATTG